AGGGAAGCACATTAGTAGCGGAAGAAACTATTGATGAAGATAGGCTTGAAGATTATATCAAATTGATTAAGCGTGGACTTTTGAAGCCCACTGCTACAAAGGCATTGACTGATTTTGAGTTAAATGGAACTTCATTATATGAAAAAGTCTTTGATGGCAATTCTGCAAAAAAGAACCATAATATGTCACCATACTTGGCTAAAGTATTAACAGGTTCAAGTGACAATCCTTTTGATGAGGCTATGGATAATAATGCTAAAGAAAGCGTACTGCCCGAAAGAACATTTAGAGAATATGTATCACAAAGAGATGGTTGGAGAGAATCATACAAGGGTCAAAGAACACCCGACCAATTAGGAAAAGATACTGCGGCAGGTAAAAACTACTTTGATGAATATAATAAATTAATCGAAGGCGGTACTGCGGGAGTGATTAGCAAACATCTTGCTGACTTTTTGGTAACAAGAAATGTCATAACAGAAGAAGAAAGAGATGGCTTCGATATAGTAAATAAGGACTCTAAACCAAGTCACCAATTGTTAGTAATGAAAAATATTGGAAAAGCAAAAGTAAGTAAAATCTTCAAGGATAGTGAAGGTAGGTCATTCCAAAGAAGATACGCAAAATGGTTAGAAAGTAATAATCTAACTGATAATCGTCAAGGCAAATTAGACAGGTTTAGAAAAGATGTAAATGTTGAAGGAATTGATTTCAGCAAGGAGTCAAAAGCGGTGGCGGCTATTTATTCTATTCTAATGAAGGAACCTTTGTTAGCCTTCTTTGGTTCAAGAACCGAACTTAAAAATATGTTTAGAGCATTTAACATAAACAATGGACTGAAGGTATATTATCACATTATTAGTCTTATGACTAATGTAGATTTGAAGTCCGAAGTACAAAAGATAGACTCAATGGTAGATAGAAAGGAGGGGGAGAAACCTTCATTAGATAATAATTCCTCCCTTCTTGCATCGGTTAAGGCTCTTGCTGACAAACTCAACACGGGCCTAGCCGAATTTAAGAAGTCTTTTACAGAAGCGTTAAAGCAAAGATTGAAGGATATAGAGGAAGAACCTAAAAATTATCTTGTTATACATAAGAATGATGATATTAAAAAACTATTAGTTGCTTCTAATTTAATGAATGAAAAGGTGGTTGAAGAATGATTTTAGACAATCATACAAAAGATTCTAAGAAAGTGTTAGAAGCACTTGAAAATAAATTCAAAGAATATAATGTTGGTAATAACCAAGCCAAAAGAAAACAGGCTATTGAAAATATGGAGGACTTTATTTTTGACCTTGTTGAAGATAATACTAAAGATTTAGATGATAGCATCGTTGATGATATTGTAGAAGAATTAGAAGAATATCTTATGGGTTTGAAACCTACGGAAAAGGTTTCCGGCGTTGGAGAACAAGCCGCCGAGTTTTTACAAAGGCTACCACTAAGCAACATATTGTATGAAGGAACGCCCATTGCTGGACAAAAGAATATCCTTTTAACAAAAGGATTTAATGCAAATGCTATTTCTGTTAAAGAAGGAAGAACTGTAAAGATAGACAGGTTAGAAACCAACATCAAAGAAACAAAAAAGGATATGAAGTCCCTTGAAGAAACAATGGGTGCCAAACCTATTCAAACTCATGTATTCACTAATCTAAGGAATATGACAAAAAGAATCCGTACAGTGATGAAAGAAGGCACAAGAGAATATAAGGTGTCTAAGTTTGAATTACACTTAGATAAGATATTTGGAACTGAAACAGGGAAATTCAAAGACTTAAAAGAAAGAGAGGCTACTTATCAATATTGGTCTGAAATTAAAGATGAAGAAGATAAGATGATTAAAAGTCTAAAAGAACTCTTAACTACACTAAAAGAAGTAAAAACTAAGGGAGAAAAAGAACATAAAGCCATTAGTGAGTTTGTTAATTTTGTTGAAAAGAATATTGACAAACTAACTTATATTGAGATGTTTGAGCCGGTGTCTGATTCTTTAGAAGATATAGAAGTGAGAGCAGTAAAAATACTGAAAGACTTTGCTGAAGTCTACGGTATTAATATGAGTATGACAGGTCAAGAAGAAGGACTACAAACTCAATATGAAGATGATGAACCTTCTGATGATGAAGATGAGGAAAAGCCCACAAGTGCGGGTGAAGGAGATACAATTAATCCTCAAGCCAAAGAGTCAATAGCGGAACTTGAACAAAACCTATCAGATGAACAGGAGTTTGACCCTCTTGGACTATTGGTTTTGAAAGAAGATTTAGGTGCCTTTGCCGCAATATATGGTGAAGTAGAGGAATTGAAATCTTTTGTTAGGGATAAAAAAGAACGATTTATTTTAGACCAAGACGATGAAGAAGCCGTCTTTGAAACCTTTGTTGATAAGATTGAAGCAGTTGAACAGTATGTAGATGAATCAGTGTTCAGAGAAAAAACATTCCCACTACCTATCTTTGCCGCAAATCTTCCGGCTCTTAGAATACACTACAAAAAAGTAGGTTCGGAAATAAATGTAAGAACACAAAACATAGACAGGTTCTTGGAATTATTTGTAAATCTAATAGAAAATGACAAGACTCTATTCCCGCAAGATGTAGGATTACAAATGGCTGGCGCAGGTTCGGGGCCATTAAGCGAACAGTTGAAACTACCTGCGGGTAAAAGCGGAAAGAAGCCAAGTCCTAAAAGACAGTTTAGATACCTAAATACTGTTATTGGTGCAAAGGGTAGTCTAAGAGAGAACTTCTCACTCAGTACAAAACTTGATAATAAGATAGCGGAACAAATTGATGTTCTTATCAAGCCGATGGTTGAGATTTACTTAGGGCCACAATTTACTATTCATTCAGCAGGTATGGATTTACCATTTACAGACAATGCCGCTATGAGAATTATTTCATCATACAAGGACTTGGATGCTAAGTATATTAATTACCAAGCACTAAATAAAAAGTTCGCTAAATATGGAGAATCGTTAATTACTGATAGAGAAGCAAAAAGACTGTTGGAGTTCACTAATCTTTTGGCGAAGGGAGATACTATACAGAATCTAAATACATTAGAGGAAAAAGGTGCAAACTTTGTCAAGGGAGTATATAGAATATTCAAAGATATAGATGAAGAAACTAAAAGCAAGACGGCTAATAATGCACTTAAAGACAGAATCCATAGAGAAGTCGCTTCGCTAATAGGTTCAATAAAAATACTTTCTGATGATAAAGAGGATAGGCCGTTCCTTGTCGGGGCTAACTACAAGAAAACGATTAAGCCACTTGAAGAATACTCAAACTTAGGTGTAGATAGAGTTGGTGAAATTACTGCTATTAGGTCTTTATCACAATTGATAGGAAGCAGTAAAGGAGAGGCTATCATAGATAGTGACATTGGAGAAAAGTTAGTGGCCGACTTTAGAACCTTAGCAAAGAGCGAAATTAATGATAAACTATTGGCGGTACATGATAGTATTAGGCTACTAAAGAAGCAACCTATTTACCATTCATTCAAGAGGCTGGATGATGTAGACCACTTGGATTCTATGATTTCTAAGATGGAAAAGGACTACAACTTGGATATTTCAGCCAGCGAAATAACCGGTATTGTCAATACAATCAATTCATTTGATAGTATCAGCAAAGCATACGGAATTAGTTCAGAGCATGTGTATGTGATTAAGGCTAACTTTAGGTGAGAAATATGGCAGAAAAAATTCCCCCCGAAGAACTTTCTTTTGAAGAGATGTCTGAAAAAAAGGCCATTAAAGCCTTTCAAGATGACGGCTATTTTAATTATGTAAAAAGACAAATGAGATATGGTAAATTCTTACCTAGAGATTCTATATGGGCTACTGCCCCCGCTACCATGTTTGTTGCTTTTTATGAGAATAAACCTGTAGGGGTTATTGGTTTTGCTGAACACAAAGGCGCACTTTTAATGGCAGGAACTCATGTTAGAGATGAATATAGGGGAAGAGGCTTATCTAGTATTTTATTAGAAAAGTTATTAGAAGAAAAAGGAACTAAAACATTGTATGCTAATCCAGTTTCGGAAAGATTTGCTAACACATTAAAAAAATATGGATTCAAAGATATGGTAATAGAGAGTCTACCTAAAGATATACAAGAAGAACTTGAAGGAGTCAATTATCCCGAACAACTACAAAAATGGGTCAAACACGAAATGACTTGGTTTATGTTGTTAAAGAAACGGTGATAATATGGAAATAGAAACCTTCAATTTTGAACATCAGATGGATATGGAGTTATCCCGTAACTCCTTTCCATACTTCTTTCAGAATGTATTAGGTTTCGATTTTCCGTCTTATATTCAAGAGTGGCATGAGTTGATGAATGAAACTCAAAGAACAGTAATCATTTGTAGTCGTGACCACGGTAAATCCGTATTTATGCACAGTTGGGTAGTGTGGAAGTTAATTTTTGAAAAGCCTCCATATCAAATGCTATACATATCTTCTAACCAAAAGCAGACATTGGTTCACATGAGAGATATTGATAAGATGTTCACCCATCCTATGCTTAAAAGGTTCAAACCTGCAAGGGGTTGGGCTATTGGTAACATTACATTAACTAACGGTAATCAAATCTTAGAGCGTTCAGTTGGTTCACAGATTCGTGGATTACACCCTCAAGAAATAGTAATTGATGACCCTTTGAAAGAGTTTAGTATGACAGGGATTCAAAAGGTTACAGATTGGTTTTATGGAGATATGATTCCTACTTTACATCACACTGCATCACTTAGGGTTATTGGTACTCCATTCAGTTATACAGATATTTACCAACAGTTATCGGAAAATGACGCATATACTGTTAGAACATATCCATGCCTTAATTCTTTGAATGAACCCTTATGGCCGGACAGATGGAATTATGAAGCACTAATGGCGAGAAAGGCTGAAGTTGGTTCACTAATGTTCACAAGGGAATATATGTGTGTTCCGATATCGACGGGTACTTCTCTATTCAATCCTGAATACTTAGACAAGGCTAAGAATAAAGATTATGTTTTGAAACCACAAAGGCGTGAGGGCTTCAAGTATTATGTTGGAGTAGACCCTGCTATTTCTACTGATGGAGATTATAATGTAATTACTGTATTAGAAGTAGACGAACATGACAATAAGACAGTAGTATTTGTAGACCGTTGTAAGAATGTTGAGTTTAGAGAGAATATAGAAAAGGTTCGGCTAATAGGAAAAATGTTCCATCCCGAAGTAGTCCTCTTTGAAACAAACACCTTTGCTAAATCATTTACACAGGAGTTAAGGAATGTGTCTGATTTGAATGTGCATGATTTTAATACAACGAGAAAGAAGAAGGAAGAGATTATTCTTAGTTTGCAAATGAACTTTGAAAACGAAAAGATTCGTTTGCCTTATGGTAATGAAGAAAGCCGAAGAGTTACAGGTACACTGATAGAAGAATTGTCAATGTTTGCTATTACTGAAAGAGGCAAGTTTGAGGGTATTGGCGCACATGACGATATGGTGATGAGCCTTGCATTAGCAAATGCGGCAACACATACTATGAGTGAAACATTCATACTCTTAGACGATATGGGAATATTTGAGCCGGTGCAAACTAACAAGTATGCAAGGCAGAACGGTTTTATTGGTATGAACTTCTGAGGTGATTAAATGACTACTCCTACTCCTGAAGAATATGAAGATGCCGAAGAAGCAATGGGTCAATTAGCAGAGTTAGGAAGGAAACAAAAAGAAGAACAGACTAAGGCTGAACAGGCTTTAGGTACTAGATTAAAAAGTATTAATGATTATGTCATGTCCGACTATGAAGCCATTACTACTCTATCTAAGAATCTAAACATTAATGCTACTGATGCGAGAAAGCGTCTTGATACATTCCCTTCAGAATACATAGTTGATGGACAGACTATTCCCGACTTGGTAAAAAAAATGCGTAAAGCAAGAAGAAGTCTAAAGGGAGAATCAAGAACAAGAATGTCTAAATCAATTGATACTGTTATTGAAGGATATGGTGAACACATTCACAAGTGTATTAATTCTATTTATTGGATTAGCCCATACAAAGTTCCATTACTTAAAATGAGATTTACAGAAAAGGATTTATCAAAACTCAATAAGATTACAGATGTTAAGAAAAGAAGAGTTGTTGTTGATTCTCTTTGTAAATTATGGGAAATTGATTTGAAGAAAGAAAATATGGCATATAGTAAAGAATATGCTAAATTAGAAAAAGATTCAAGAATTGCTAAGAAAGAGTTTAGGCAAGAAATAAAAAGTATTACCGACCAATCTCTAATTAAATCAAAGAAAGAAAAGTCATTAGACTTTATTATGAAGGCAGTATGCGAAAATCCGGGAATTGGATTAGGTCAGATACATGATTCAATGCCAACTAATTTACACAAAATAAACTCAACCAGCACTATTTCTAAAATGATTAATAAGTTGGAAATAGGAAGTTCTAATGGCGGTTATTATAAATTACCCAACGAATTAAAGAAAAATGTTTGGGCTTATACTGCGGCATTTATTGATTCAGATGGTTACATTACTATGGATAGAAACCATAATCCAAGAGTAGGTTTAGTAGCAACAGGAGAAAGAGGGAAGGTATTCATGAATGAAATGCACAAGTCTATTGGGTTTGGTAAGTTACATTTAGACCAAAAATCTCCACAAGATACAAGGCCGGTAAATCGTCTTAATTTCTATTCACAAGATGATGTGCATAATCTATTGACAAAATGTTTGCCTCATTTTAGAATGAAAAAAGGTAATGCTGAATTGTTGTTAGAATTAATCCGTATGAAGAAGTCATACAAGAAGGCTGATTGGTACAAAGGTAGATGTGAAGAGATATTCAAATTAATGAAGTGGGAAAATCACAAAGACCATGTTGGGTTTGATTTCCTAAAAGAAGGTATATATGTTGATGATATTGCTAAGTTACAAGGTAACTGTAAGATGTCCGTTATGGATGAATTAGAAGGTATTGGGGGCATGATAGTATGACATGGGAAGATATTATTCACAAGAAAGGAAAAGCCCGAAGAAAAAAGGGTTCTAAGCGTTATAAGAAAAAGAAAGCAAAGCGAAAAGATGCTTGTTATTCAAAGGTTAGAAGCAGATATGATGTTTGGCCTTCGGCTTATGCTTCGGGTGCTTTAGTTAGATGTCGTAAAGTTGGTGCCGCTAATTGGGGCAATAAATCTAAGAAGTGATTAATATGACATGGCAAGAAGTATTGAAACGCAAATTAACTGCGAAGCCTTCTTCTGAAACAAGCCTTAGAGATTGGTTTGGCCGTAAAGGTGCTAAAGGAAGTAAAGGCGGTTGGGTTGATTGTAATACTTGCCGTAAAGATAAAAAAACAGGTAGAAAAAAATGTAGTGCCTGTGGTCGTGGTAGTAGGGAAAAGCGTTCTAAATATCCTTCTTGTAGACCTACACCTTCTGCTTGCGGGCAAAAAGGTAAAGGTAAATCGTGGGGGAAAAAGAGTTAATGTGGCAAAATATTCTAAAAAAAGACCCGAAGAAAGGTACGGGTAAAAAGCCAAAAGGTTCTGATAGAAGATTATACACTGATGAAAACCCAAAAGACACTGTTTCCGTTAAGTTTAAGACCGCAGGTGATGTGAGAGAAACATTCAGTAGTTCAGCATTCAAATCTAAGCCACATAAAAGACAATCACAAATAATCAATTTAGTTGAGCAAAGAGCAAGAGTAGCGGCTAAAAGAGCAAAAAATCCAGAAACAAAAAAGAGATTAAACGCTGCACACAAAGTTGCTTTAGCAAGAAAAGAATCAAGTAAAAGAAAAACAAAGAGGATGAAAGCATGAGTTGGAAAGATATTCTAAAGACAGAAAAAGCCCATTGCAGTTCAGAAAAAACAGATGAAGAACCTATCATTGAAAAAATACCGGACTTATCCGGTGATGGTAAAGTAACTCAAAAAGATGTTTTAATCGGTAGAGGCGTATATGACAAGAAAGGAAATAAAGTCAAGAAGGCTAAAGCCGGAGGAATCAGAGGACTTATTCTAAGAGAAATACAGAAAGAAGGCGGTGCTTTGGGTTATAGTCACCTAAATAAAAAATTCAAACAACTTAACCCTTCTCAAATAAAAGGCGAAGTAATGGCTTTAGTCGAGGATGGAAAAGCATACATTCACGGAGATGGAGATATTATTTCTATTAAAAAACCAAGTAAGGGGAGAGGATTTACTGCATGAGTTGGGAAATAATTTTGAAACAATTGGTTTGTCCTAGAGCAACACAGGATTTGATGCTCAACACTAAAAATAGAGATGCCGCAGTAAAAAATCCAAATATTAGATATGGGCCACTTAATCTTGAAGATGAAAAGTATTGGGAAGAATATGCTAAAAGGTGGAATACTACTGCTGATGTAGCAAAGGAATCTAATTGCAGTAATTGTATTGCATTTGACATATCTCCAAGAATGGATGAATGTATGCCTTTAACTACTGATGAAGATGGGCGTTTGGGCTATTGTTGGATGCACCACTTCAAATGCCATTCAGCAAGGTCTTGTTACACTTGGGCTAAGGGTGGCCCAATTGATGATGATAAAACTTCTAAAGAAAATCAGATGAGGGGAGAAAAGTGACTTGGGAAGATATTCTGAAAAAGAAACCCAAGAGTGCAAAGTCAAGAGCCTTAGAAAGAGCCAAAAAGAAAGGACTTAAAGGCCTAAACAAGCCTCAGAGATTAAGTGATGATTCAGACAAATCTCATCATGTTATGGCTTTTGAAGGTAAAAAGGCCAAGTATATCAAGTTTGGACAAAAGGGAGTTAAAACAAATCAAACTGCTGGACAAAGAAAAGCATTCAAAAGTAGGCATAAGAAAAATATCAAGCGTGGTAAAATGTCTGCCGCTTATTGGGCTGATAAAGTAAAGTGGAGTCCAAGTAAAACCAAAGAAAAAAAGAACAAGAAATGGCGCAAAGGAAGTTGATATTGTGTCGTGGATTGATTTGCTAAAGGCTGATTTTGTTGTTAAAACAAATTACCCCGAAGCGGATTTTTGGCTACAAAAAAGAGGCTCTGAACAGAATGTTGGAAAACCCATGAGAAAATTTAGTGAGGTTCAAGGAAAATACAACATAGGAATTAAAGTGCCGGAAGGAATGAATAAAGAATATGTATATGCACAATTGGCGAGATTGTTTAGAAAAGGATATTGGCAAACACATTCTTATGGTACTCTTAATTTACAACATATCAGAACAGACGATGTTAAGAAGATACTACAATCTTTTGAAGATAAAGCAGATTACAAAGATGTTACATCAGATAAAATAGAAAAGATGTATGATAAATGGTTAAAAGACTCTAAATTAATTAGTCAATTGCTTATGTCAAGTAACTCTCTAATTAGAGAAGGTCGAGAAATTAAAAGGTTCTTAGAAAAAATGGAGGGGATGAGATGAATTATTGTGGAATATGCTATACTACACCCAACCCTCGACCCTTTGGTTTCTGTGAGAAATGTTGGGTAAAATACGGTTGCCCGAAGCCTATGAAAGCATTCATAAGAGAAGGCAATCGTAAGAAGCAGTAGGGGGTTCATATATGGCTGAAAAAAAGCGCAGATTTTCTTTTACTAATTTGTTTAGGCGTTCTACTCCTAAACCTGCTGATAGGCAGATATTCAACATGGGTATTCAAGAAAGACAGAATAACTACATGATGACAGCACCTATCATTTATTCTATGGTTCAACAATCAGTTATTGTTAGAACCTGTATTACTCAATTAAAACAAGAAGTATATCGAAGAGGATATACTTGGGAAAAGGCCTTTGAGTCTATTTGTAATAGTTGTGGAAAAAAACACCAAAGACCTGTTGCCGCATGTTCAAGATGTGGTTCAGAAAATTTGAAACTGCCCGATGTAAAGCAATTAGAATATGCTGAGAAGTTTTTGGAAGGGTATGTTAATCCATCAGAACAGTTATTCATTGATGTGCTAAAGGAATTAGAAGATGATTTGAATACTATGGATGATGCGTATATTGTTCTTGTTAAGGAATACTTTATTGATGGTAACGGACAAATAAGAATGCACCGTATCAAAGAAATATTCAGAGGCGACCCTGTAACTATGTTCATCTATGCAGATGAAGATGGTGTAAAAGGAACCAAAGGATTTACTTGTATTAATCATAGAGATGTTCTACATACAGAACCGCATCATACTTGTGAACACTGTGGAGGAAATACTTATCCCGTTCATTATGTCAATAGAGCAAATGGTGACGACCAATACTTCTTAGAGGGAGAAGTATTACATTTCAGTAAGTATAGTCCAAGTAGACTCTATGGTTTCTCTCCTGTTATCACACTATACAATCACATTATGACTCTTATTGCTATGGAGAATTATGTCAATTCAGCATATACTAAGAGTAGAATGCCAAGAGGATTGCTGGCAGTACAAACACGCAACATGGACTCAATGAGAGCATTTTGGCGTGGTGTAAAAGAGAAGATGGAATCAGACCCACACTTTATTCCTGTTATGGGTATTGAAGCAGAAGGCGGTAAAGGTGCCGTAGAGTGGATTAAGTTTATGGATAGTCTAAAGGAAATGGATTACATTTCCGTAAAGGATGATTTGAGAGATAGGATTTCAGCATTCTATGGTGTGAGTAAAGTATTCATGGCCGATAATACTACAAGTGGCGGTTTGAATAATGAAGGTATGCAAATCTTAGTTACTAATCGTGCAGTGCAAATGGCTCAGAATGTGTATAATAATTATGTATTCCCTTACTTAGTTAAACAATTTGGAATCACAGATTGGGTTCTTAAATTACCGCCATCCGAAGAAGAAGATGAAATCGCTGAGTTGAGAAAAAGAGAGATAGAAGTCAATATTGCGGCTTCAATCAAAAACTTAGGCTTTGAAGTAGAAATGGATGAAGATGGTAACTTTACCTTTGAAAAACCGGAACCGGTTGAAGAAGAACAGCCAGCAGAAGAAGGCCAAGTAGAGAATGACCCATTAGCAGGTTCTAATTTAGACCAAAGGGATTTAGATGAACAAGCAAGACAATTTGCTCAAGGTGGAGGAAAACCACAGGAAAACCCACCAGCCACAAGGAATAAAGCCCGAAACGAAGTAGGGCCGGATAAGCGTATGACAGGATTACCAGCAGAAGCAGGTAATCAAAATGTAGATTCAAGAACTGAAAGGAGAGTTGGTTGATATGACAGAAGATTTGAAACAAAAAGAAATGAGATTGAAAAAAGAACTAGCAAAGGTTAGAAGTCAAAATGCGGCTGATAACCGAAAAGCAACAGTTAGTAGAGATTACTCTATTGGTGGACTACCACCGGACACTACGCATAAATCAATTAATGCGTCTAATGATGTTCCCGATGTAGTTTTGCTACCTTCTAAGAAAAGAGGAAAGAGGGAAAACATTCCGTTCTGAAGGTGATATAATGTCATCTTGGAAGTCCATTATAGCAGGTCGTGAAAACGATGTCTATTTTCTACTAAAGGAATTAGTAGAAGATAGAGAAATAGCGAAGGCTATTGGTGATTTCAAAGGAGTATCTGGCCCGAATAAAAAACAAGAGGATGAGCGTAGTCTTAAAGAAAGACTCAAAGACTTTTCTAAAGGTAGGGTCGAGCAAAGAGAAAAAATAGAAAGAGCATTTGAATTATCAGAAAAGGCCATAAAGGAAAATGATAGTAAGGATGCTTCTGAATATATAAAAGAGTTATTTGTTTCAAAAGAGGGCTTTACTCAATTCGATAAAGAGATTTATGAAAGCATTAAAAATGTAATGGACACAAAGAAATATGAAACTAATATTGATGTAAGTGATAAAGATAAAGAAATACTTGCTAATTATGGGCGGCAAGCAGTACGGGATTTTATTGAAGGGCAGATAGAGTCCTCTTTAGGTTTAATTGAACCTAAAGAAGTTGATTATGAACAAAAAATAAAAGAAAGAGAAGTCGAGTATAAAAATGCGCGTGATAATGCTAAAGAAGAAGGTAAAAAATTAGATAAACAAATAAAGTTTATGGAGTCTGTATTAGGTGGTAAAAAGGTAAGATTGAGCGAAGTCGCTGAAGTATTAGAATTACCTATGAGAACAAGAAATGTTTCTTTAGAACAAAGAAGAAAACTACAAGACGATATTCAAAGAAGAGAAAATAGACTAAAATCTATTAAATTAGAAATAAAACGAAATAAAGAAGAACTTAAATCATTGGAAGAATCAATGAAGGCTAAAGGAAAAGAGGCTGGATATTATGCTCTGCCTAAAAATAAAAAGGAAGCAGAAAAAAAGAAAGCCATATTAACTAAAGAATCGAATAGATTAGATAAAGAATTAAAAGAAATTAAAGCAGATGAAATAGAAAAAGATAAAAAAGAATTAAATTCTTTGAAGTTAGAATCACAAAAAAGTATGAAATTAGAAACTATTCAAAATGAAAAAGGATTCAAAAATGAATTAAAATCTCTCAAGAGAAAAAAACAAGGATTATCTTCTAAAGAAGAAGTCGCTAAAGACAAACTCAATAGCCTTCTTAGAATGGCATCCGTTGAAACGGATAAAGAAGAGTTTAGGGATATATTTGAATCTCTTGAAGATTATGGTAAGTCAGCAGTAAAGGACACTATTAAAGAAGTACAAAACCTTTCCAAAGATGAACTAAATAGAAAAATAAGAGATTCAAAATTAAAAATAATTGCCTCAGATAAAAAGAGTGCATTGGAGTCCTTTGATGAAACTACTGAATTAGTAAAAGTAAGAATAGAAAATATATTTAGTCAAAAAGAAAAAGATAAATTAATAGCCACAGGTAAAGAAGAAAGACCACAGGCAAAAGAAAGTGTTGCTTTCTCTGAAATATTTGGTGAAATAGAAGGAAAAACTTCTTTGAAAACTATTAAAGAATTACTTAATGAAGAAGGATTTAAGCAGTATCTTAGTGTATTAGATAAGAAAATAGTAATAGAGGGAGAAAAGATAGGTGCCTACAAAAAAATGACCGCTAAACAAAAGAATAATTTTATTCTTGATAACATGCCTAAGTTTAAGGAATACTACACTAGGCTAATGAGGGTATTAGATGATTTAGAGGCAAAGACACCTACTGAAGATAAAAAGATTACAAAAATCAAAAAACTAATGGCTAAGTTACAAAGCAGATTCAAAATGACTAAAGAGGAAAGGGAAAAGCGTAAAAAGTCACCTCTTAGATATGGCGCACAAAAAACTGCTGACTTTGAAGGTAAAAGCAAAGCCGGTATAAAGCAGGTTGTTAAAGAGCAATTAGCCGCAGAAGAAAAAATGCTATATGGCTACTTCTTTGAAAGAGCAAGGGTTGATAGTGCAAAAAAGCAAGAAGCACTACTAACAAGTGATGTTGGTGCCCAAACAAGAAAGTTTTGGAATGACTTATCTTCAAACATGGATGCGTTTTCTAAAGCGTCGTCAAACTATCAAAATGAAGATGACTTTGTAAAAGCAATACAATCTTTCATTGGTAAAAATAATCTGCATGTAATAGATATTCTTAACTTAATGGGAACTAAGAGAAATAATAAAATTAGAAGTGATATACTTACTTCTATACAAAGCAACAAACTTTATCAGGATTTGACAAGGGCTAAGAAAGAAGCACCTACTCGATACAAAAAAGAAACTCTTGAGCAAAAAATTGCAAGACAGAAAAGAGAAGGGAAACAGGAGAAGAAGATACCTAAGAAGTATGAGCCGGATAAGAGGTATGAACCAAAAGACCCACGATTCCCAGAAAAAGAATCTATGTTAAAATCCGAAAAAGAGTCTGATGAGAAAGTGATAGATTCTATAAAGTGGGGCAAATTAAAATTAGAAGATGCAGTTAAATTAGCAAATGACATTAAGGCCGCTAAAGATTCTGATGATTTCGATACAAGTAACAAAAGACTACATACCTTCTTTACAAAAGAAAAGGGTAAAGAAGATAAGAATAGATTCTTCGCCTTCGTTGATGTAAATAGCAAGGCCGAAGTAGTTGTTAGAGGATTTTCCTACAAAAAAGGAGATAAAGGCTACAATGAAATAGAAAAGGCCGCAGACAGTATTCTCAAAAACTTAGAGAAAGAAGTTACCTTTGAAGGACAGGAAATGACAATACTTGAAGTAATTAATAGAATATCAAGAAACACTTTCAAATACAAAGCCGGTAGAGTAGATTCTGACACGAAGGATGCGGTAAGAGAACAGTTTGGAAAACTTGTTGAAGAAGCAATTAAGAATGTTAAGATGAAAAAATCCGAGCAATTCAGAATACCAAAGTTTTTCAAATCAAGAGTTAAAGAAGATACTAAAGTGTTTAGAAATGACTTAATGAAAATATTCCTACCGCTTAAAGGTAAATACGCATCAGACTACAATGCAATCACTAGAGAATATAAGTCTTTAGTTGAAATTGATAATAGAATCTTTTTGGGTGCCGAAAAATTGCAAGAAATAATATTTGATGTTTATGAAAAAATAAATAGTACGGCTAAAGTAGAACCTAAAGAAAAAGATATTGATACAAGAGCAGGGGAAATGACTTACGCAGGTTCTCTTTATGCAAAGAAAAATGCACAGTTAAAAAGATTACTTAATGCTTTGAAGAACTTTTGGGAAAATACTGACGCAAAATTAGATGCTAAATCAAAAACATTGTCGGATTATGAACGAAGGATGAACGAAAAGATAGAGTCATTATCACAAATGGAAGATATTGATAGTCCTAAAGGAAAGGCTATCGAAAAAGTTATTGGCATAATGAAAGATTTTGCTGATAGAATAAATGAAGAAAGAAAAGAATATACTGATTCCCGAAGCAAAGAAGAACAAATATTAATGGACAAAATAATTAAAGTCCGTGAAGATATAACTAAAGAAATAGCCGAAAATAAGCGTCTAATAGAGGCTATGGAAAGCGGTGAAGGAAAAAGAACTAAAAGAGGAATCAAAGTACCTGCAAAGGAGGAAGATGAATGACATGGGATTTTTATGATAATGGCGAAGAGTTTATTCTAAAAGCCAAAAAAGAAGAACCAAAAACTATTCTAAATAGTTTAGATAAAAAGCAGACAAAAAAACTCAAAAAGACATTACAGGCGGCTGAACCAACGGAGTTTTTCGGCCAAGACTTTACAAAGATGGGTGACTTGATTGATGTCCTCAAAGACTTAGACCTTACTAAATCAGATAAAAAACTAAATAAGCGTATGAAGAGTATGGATGAGCGCAACCTTGATATTATAGCCACCGCTACCAAACTTCGTAAGGACTACGAAACCTTGTATCGACAACTTCGGGAAATGGTATATCCAAAGAAAAAGGGTGATTCAAAATGACTTGGTGGAACATAATCAAATCAAGAGGAATAAGCAGTGGTGGCGGAAAAAAGCCACCACCGAGAAAGCCATCTAAGAAAAAAGGCGGTAGAACCATACAGGGCGGTACTTATGAAGCGGCTATGAATAATCTATCATTAGAATATTCCAAAGGTAAAATGACTGTTAATCAGTATGTTCGTGAAAAGAAAAAGATTCAAAAGAAGTTTGGGAAGGATTAAAATGACAGAAGTAAATGAAGATGTATTGGCTATACTAAAAGCCCTAACAGAAAAAATAGAGCAGTTGGAACAAACTGTTTATAATAATGATAATCTATTGATGAAGTCCGGTCTTGTTGTAGCAACAAGTCCAAGTCCAAAAATGAATAATACAATAGGTGCATCAACAGGAATCGGAGATGTTTCTAATATGGAATGGTCTGATATTCATAAGATGGTTGAAAAGATAGGTGGACAATAATGCCAGAAAGAGTAACTAAAGAGGAAAGGCTTGTTAGCCTTGCTATCGAAAAAGCAAGAAAGGTAAAGCAAGAATTGAACGCTAGAAATGTAGAACCTACTCAAGTTAGGGTTATAGAAACAGACCCCGAACCTGTAAAGATAAAAAGACCTAAAGCAGTTAATGTAAAACCAAAAAACCAAACACAAAAGAAAGAAGGATATGGTCTTGGTGGAGAAACTACTGAACATAGGTGATGTTCTATGCCTAAATCCGGCCTTCTATTTGAGAAGGGTAAAGCCTCTAATGAAATCCTTCAATGTTTTGAAAGAGTAAGGGTCGCTTATCTTTCTGCAAGAACCGACCCTAAAGAGTACGGTTCAAAATGGAGAAGTGCCGTTGAATATCTTAGAGATAACTATGATGATTCAGATGAGTTTGGAGAAGAGTTGAAAAAGTACATTGATTCCAAAGATTTAGAAAATGAGGATGCTTTAGATGTTACTACCACTATTGCTGAAAAAGTGTATGAATCAGTAAAAAGAATGAGATATGCTTCTGAACAAGTTTCTGACCCTTTCTCTAAAAACTTCAAGGATAATGTTCTTGAAGCATTATTAGAATCACCCGAAACAATGGTTAAATTCGTGCATTATGCTATGAGGAATGATAATAAGGCACTTAATCCATCCATTTACAGCGTTAAAGACATGGAACCTGACACCATTACAGACGGTCTTATGGGTCTTGACCTAGAAGTGGAGGATATACCCCTGTATATTATCGAACACTATGGGGATGGAAAAGACTCAAAGAAGGTAGAAAAGAAAGTAAAGGCCGCACTTAATATGTTGGAGTTACTCTTCTTTTCCAAGCATAGCGAAGAAGAATGGGAAGAGTTAGAAGATATTGATATGGAAGTAGAAACACCCAAAAAGATGATACAGAAGTCTGAAACACAGAAGGGTAAAACTGATTTCATAACACCTAACAAACCTATGTATAGAATATTTGATATTGATGATATTAGTGAATTGAAAGGTTTTAGTGGAGAATGGGTTGTTCAAGAAAAGTATGATGGTATGAGAATACAACTTCATAAAATAGATAATAACATTAAGGTATATTCTTACAACGAAAAAGACATTACCGATAAATGTAAAGACATAGTAGATGCTCTAAAGAAGAAGCATTTTGGTGATTGTATATTAGATGGCGAATTGATACTGTTTGATGGTGAAGATGCACTACATAGAGCAGATACAATCGCTCATGTGTTTAAGGGCAAATATCCTGATGCTAAACTAAAAGCACATATGTTTGACATTATGCGACACAATGAGAAGTCTGTTGCTGATGAACCATTAAGTGATAGAATGAATATTATGTTTAATAATTATTCAGTGCATTCTACCGAATACCTAAACTTCCCTTCAAAGAAAGATACTCGTATGGCCGATTCAATTAAGGACATAGAAAACTATTCAAAAGAAATTATGGATATGCCGACTTCTGAAGGTGTAGTAATTAAAGATGCTACTTCTACTTATTATATAGGAACACGAAAGAATCCTAAATGGATTAAGTGGAAAAAGTTTGTTGATTTAGATGTTATTGTATTAGATAAGAAGAGAACAAAAAGTAATCTTTACTCTTATACTCTTGGTATTGACATTGGCCCAACTGAAGAAGAGGCTAAACATATCAAAGAATTAGACGGTAAAAAGTACATGAATGTCGGAAAGGCACTTAATACTAAAATTGCCGTTGATGTCGGAGATATTATTAGAGTTAAAGTAGATGAAGTAAAGAAGAAAGGAGAAGTATATTCCCTTTATTCAGCCAAAGTAATAGAAGTACCGGAGGTTGAAATGCCGGATAAATTAGTTACATTAGAGATGTTATCAAAAGATACAAAGAAATCTCTTAACTATGATGTAAAAGCATTAGAGAAAGGAGTATCTATTACTGATTATATTCATGGAGAAGCCAATATTATTATTAAATCTGATATGGATGGGTTTACTATTTACGGTTCTGAAGAAAACAATCTAATGTTTAAGAATGCCCTTGCTAATTTAGATGATTGGAAGCAACAGGCAGAAAGTATAATGAAAACTAAACAAAGTATATTAGCAAATGAAATATTAAATTTTTTAGATGACGGCCCTAAACCAATTAAAAAATTACATGAGCATTTATTAAAAGAAGTTAAGTCTGAATATGAAGATATAATTTTAGATAAAAATAAAAACTTAAAAGATTGGGCTAAAAATAGAGATGGTATAGAATATAATCCTAAAACGAAAGAACTGTTCCGTGACCCCTCTAAAGTACAAAAAGAGCCAGAAATACTGAAAGCATACAAAACTCCTAAAAAATATCAAGAAGGTAACTTTAAGATATATTTAAGAGATGATGAAAACTTAAATTTAGTAATTAAGTTAGAAGATGAAACTATCAATTGGCTTATTGATTTAGAAAAAGACGACGATATATTTAGATTATTTGGAAAGGCTAACAAATATCCTGCCCAAGTAGCACAGAACATATCCAAGAAAAAAGTTATTGATTCCGGTAAAATCAGATTAGGTGTTCAGAAAACAGGCTACCATGAATACTTCTTAGAGGGTAATAAGTTTGAAACTAAGATGCACTTCCGAGTAATTGAAACGGATGATAAGACAATGTGGTTGGCATGGACGGGCTATAAACAGAAACCTGCTGATAAAGAAGGTGATTCCGGTTTATGGAATATCAGCGAAGATAGGTACTCAAAACTATCATTGCCGAAGAAATAACCGATTTTATTATATAGTTAAAGAAGTACAAGGAAGGTTGAAAGACATGAGCATAAGTGTCATGGCAACAAGGAATGATGATTTTCATATTCTAAAAAGCCAAGACGATTTGATGATAGGGGGATATGCAAGTATTGAAGTCGTGGATAAACAAAACGATTTAATTACACTAAAAGCATTACAAACCGCCGTTAAAAAATTCATGGAAGATAAAAAGTTCAGAAATGTAATGACAAATCATTCAAATGTTCAAGTCGGAGAAGTTGTAGACTCTTATAGAGATAAAAGTGGAAAACTATGGAAATCAGAAGTAGATGATGTAGGGTTCTTTGTAGTAATTAAATTAAGAGATGACATAGAAAAAGCCAAAGAGGTTGGAAGAGGTATTCGCAAAGGCACATTAAGGTCTTTTAGCATAGGTGGACAAGCATTACAAAAAGTAAAGAAAAGCCACGGTGAATTAGGGGAGTATAACGAGATAAGCAAATTAGAACTCCATGAAGTAACAATATGTGAAAAAGGCATTAATCCCGAAGCGAAGTTTGATATTCTGAAACAAGATATTGGAGATGAAAAAATGAGTGATAAACTTGAAAAAGCACTTGACGAACTTGATGTTCTTTTGAAAGAAGTTGAGATGTTAAGAGAGGGCGAGGAAGTTGAATCGGCTGAATACGCCGATGAGGGTTCTGATATGGAACAAGCAGATGACATGATGGAACAAGCAGATGAAATGATGGAAAGAGCCGATGATGATGAAGGTGATAAAGATAAAGAAGCAGGTGACTATGATAGGGAAATGACTTCTGATAAGGCATACCTTCGTACTCTTGATGGTGCTGGAAACCAAATTGGTGAACCAGCAGATAGAATCGTTATTAACAACGGAAAGCCAACTTCTTCCGATATGCCGGTAGTAAAGGCATTTGGAAACAATGAATTTGATACACTAAACCTATCAAATGCAAACATTGAGAAGGCTTACGAAGCATTCCGTCAAGAACAACTTGAAGCACTTGCATACGATAACCTACGAAAGTCCTTTGAAACTCGTTTTGAGTCAGAAGTGGCAAACCGTGAGAATGTTCTAGCAAAGGCTAACTATGACGCACAGGCTGAAATTGCTTCCATGAAGGAAGAGTTTAGCGAATTGAGAAAATCTCTTACTGCTGAAAAGGAAACTATCCTAAAGGCACAAGAAGAGTCAGTAATTAAGATGCCAAGTATTGATGATATTGCATCAATGGATTGGTCTGATATTCACAAAATGGTGAACAATATTTAAGGTGATTAAGATGGTAGGATATATTAACACAATTGCAGATTTAGAAGCACAAACATACGGAATGAATCTACCTGCTGGTAATGCTTTGCTAAAGCAAGCCGGTATGGTTGGTGGAATACACACAGGACATGACGGTTCTCCGTCATTTAGCGGTTCAGCCGTTTCTGATGTATCAGCACTATACAATGTCGTTTATGGACAAAAGGTTTGGTCTATGCTAAACCGTGAAGTAAATGCACTTTCAATGATTTCAAAGAGGCCATACACTTCAAGCGGTTGGAGAGTATTAAAGAGCAGACCTGCGGGTGGCTCTGGTAATCTCTTTACAGTTGATAAAGCAGATGTTTCCCTAACATTGGGAGAATTGGGTTCAGACACACCAAGAGCAGATTCTATTGGTGGTGTTCCTGAAAATGCTGGTCTTTCAACTGCACAAGATGGATTGGGGCCAATTGCACCAACTTATGCTCAATTGAACATGAGTCCTAAAGTAGTTGCTCATCAATTTGATTTCAGTGAGTTGGCTATGGAAATGGCACAGATTGACGATGGAATTGGCGATATTAGAGCGCAAATGCGTGAAGATATGGGTAAGCACCATGCAGAAGTACAGAACAAGATGCTTGTTATGCCACTAGAGTTTTATGGTGAAGCAACACTATTGCCTAACATTGGTAACAACTATACTTCTCTGTTGAAGGTTATTACTTCAAAGTCTGAATTAGACCTAATGGATGCACAATCTTCTCTAATGACAGATGGTGCTACTGCAACAAATGTAAGCCACATTTACGGTACAAACCGTGATAGTGCTTCATTCCTTGATGCCGAAGTTGATGAAGGTACAACTTATGCGGCAACAGGAGTTAGGTCACTAACTCTAACTTTGCTAAATAACATGGTTCGCAATCTAAGACTTGCTGGTGGTTCACCAAAGGTTATTCTAACCGGATATGATACCATTCAAGCAATTGCAGACCTATTGCAAAGCCAAGAGAGATTTATGGATAGAAAGGAAATTGTTCCAACAGTAAACGGTGTTCGTGGAACAAAGGGTCAAGAAGTAGGATTTAGAGTAGCAACATACTACGATATTCCGCTAA